TTTGTTTTCAATAAGTCTTTATATTTTTGTTTTCCACTATCTGTTTTTCTAGCGTCAATCTCTGCTTGTAAAGTATTCACATAATAATCTCTAAACATATCTACTAAGTTTTTTACTTTCGCCATATGTCCTTGTGTATTTCTTATGTAATAATTAAAGAATGCTTTTAATCTAAATCCAACTGATAATGCATCGTTTGATTTCATCATCTCATCTAATATAGGTCCAGCTTTTAATAATGAACCTTCTGCCATTCTTAACTTAGCATTAAAACTAGATAACTCACCTGTTGTTAATTTTGCTGTACCTGATACGTCTTTGTATTGAGCACTTGCTAAAAATACATTAGAAGCAGAACCTCTTATAGTTCCAAATCCTGCTGTCATATCTGCTAAAGTCTTACCTGAATACTTGGTATGAAAAACTATTCCCATTCTCGCACGAGCAATATCTCTACCTAATGAAGAATCAACTGGAACCGCATAAGTAATTGTGTTAGGTGTAAAAGTAATCATCTTTTCACCATCTATGTTAGTTACTTTTAAATCTGATTTTGTAAATAAAAAGTCACCTTGTAATACACCCGTTATACCTAAACGAGATAATTCTCTTAAAGCAATAGTTAATTTTTCTGCTAAAGGACCAGAGTGATTTTTTCTTATATCACCTGTTGTATAATTGACTTTAGGATTGACGTTGAATACTGATTTAGTACCAACAAAGAATTTACCATTTTCTGGATTGATACCACAGATAATAGCAGGGGCGCCGTCCCACTTGACGGTCATATTGACTTTACTGCCGGATTTACCAGCGAGCATATCTCTTACAGATTTAAGAAAGTTTAACGCATTTCTACCACCATCAGAACCACGATTTATTATATCGTCTTCTAAGTGTTCTAAATGAGTATTCCTCTCCTGTGTAACAAAACCTTTAAAACTAAACATTTCTCTCTCATTTTATCCATAACTATAATCACGTGTTCCATATAACTCAACTTATTTACTTATATTTATATATAAAAATTTTGGAATACCACCATCATTTGCCCATACTTTATGTTTATTTTGGAATTTACATAGATTATGAGCGTCTTCTTCAAAAAAGTATTCGGCAACAACATTTTTTTTAGGATATTCTAATACTTGCCATATAATATCACCTTTGTGTTTAATCATCTTCTTACGATAATGTATATCTTTAATCGTATGATTACCTGGTCTTCTATCGCCTTTATGAAATCTAACTTTTTGTTTTTTTACCATTTTCTTTTTCCAATCTATCTATCACAATTGATAACCAAAAGTTATTTTGTTTATTGTCACCTTCCCAAAATTTTTCATCTTTTAATCTCATACGACCACTTTCTTTCCATTGTTTTATTTTTTCTATATCTGGCCATTTCATATTTTAAAGTCAGAAAACTTATCATAACTTTCCTCTGGCGTTGGATATTTTTCTTCATCTTTTGTTTGGTTACTATCTACAATGTTTTGAGCAGAGTTCTCCACATCATACAATCTCATTTTTGCTCTATCAACACCTATAATAAAGGCACGATTTAGACCTGGATCATTATATCTATTCTTTAATTGTTTTACTTTCATTTGACCAAGTGCTTCTAGTTCTTCATTTGACATAAGAGCAAACATAAAGTCAGCAGTTGCTGGAAGACCAAATGATTCTGAAGTATCTTCTAAACCAATATCTGTACTTACGAAACCTGTTCTTGTTGTTTGAGTTGCACTAAAGATTGGTACATCAAACTCAACAGCAAGACCTCTTAGTTCTTCTGCGATTGCTTTGATATAAAAATAAGATGATATGTTACCACCTTTAAATCTAGCACTAGCACAAATATTTAAATAGTCAATAAAGATAACTTGAGGTTTAAAACTTTTCTTTAACGATAGTTCATTTAATAAACTTCTAAAATGACCTGCGTGAGCAGATGCTGTCGGATACTCTTTAATAATTAACTTACCTGTTGTTTTCTTTTGAAGTTTAGATACTTTATTATCGTACAACTCTTTAGGCATCACGTGTAAATCATCTATGGTTACATCAAATAGATTTGCGTCTATACGTTCAGCAATTCTTTCTTCTGCCATCTCTAAAGTAATATACAATACATTTTGACCTTGTGTTAAGAAACTTGAAGCAACGTGACACATAAACAATGATTTACCAACACCAGTACCAGCCAATGCGATATTCAAAGTCTTACTTGGTACACCACCCTTAGTAATCTTATTGAAGTAATTTAAATCAAAAGGATATTTCTTTTCTTTAGTATGGTACCAATCAAATCTTCGTTCTGCGTCTTCAATGTAATCGTGCCCGATATGATTATCAAAAGAAACAGCCAAAGCATCAGCAAGAATACTTGGTATTGCTTCCGCAGTTCTTGTTTTATCTTTGTTGTCTAATATCTTAATACCATCAAGTACAGCATTATGTACTGCTCTATCTTTACAAAACTTTTCTGTTGTATTAATCAGCCATTGTAAATCAACTTCTTCAGGTTGAATAGTTTTTATAAGTTCTTTGACACCTTTAAATTCTTCTTCGTTAATATCTTTTCTACTATTAAGTTCAATTAAGATTGCTTCTTTAGTAGGTAGATTTTTATATTTGTTAATAAAGATATCTAATTCATTAAATAAAATCTTTTCTTCTCTTTTGTTAAAGTATAAAGATTTAATAAAAGGTAAAGTTTTCCTTGTATAATCTTCATTGAAAAAAAGATTTCTTAATATAGTTATTTCTATTCTCTCGTTATTTGTCAATGATAAGTGTTCCATTTTCTAATTGTTGTTCTACTAGTTCTACTAATATGTCACCGATATAATATCTAAAGTCCTGACATTCTACATCAACTTTATCAGGATTAAAAAATATATCATAAGTAAATTTCAAAGGTATTTGCCCTTGTTCATTTTCCATAGGAGCAAACTTTACTTCGTTGTACTTATAAACTACGTTTTTGTATTTGCCTTCGGTTAACTTTAAACAAGTAAAGTCATCACCTTCTCTTTGAGCAAAAACGTATCTTTTATTTTCCGTCTTCTTCGTCTGATCCGTAGCTGAATTTTCGTTTTGCGACTTCATCTATCTTATCTAATACCTCTTTTGTAAAATACTTTTCAGGCTCATCATTAATGTTCTTACCAAACACTTTACTACCATCTGGCATTTCATAACGAGTAGATACTTTCTTAAAGATACCAGCTTCTTCAGCAAGATCAATAAGACCGTAATACTTATCAAGTCCGTGTTTATAAGTTAGTTTTACATCAATTTGAGCATTTTCTTTTGTTAAACGTGATTTGTAATTTTTACAATGTATAATATTACCAACGACTTCGGTACCGTCTTTTTCTTTTCGTTTACCGAGATAGATGATTGAGGATGCTGCGTACTTAAGGCCAGAACCACCACCCATTTCTTTTTGTGGGAACATTGAACCAATAACATCATACGTGTGATTAGTCATAATCATAGGAATGTTTGCCTTACCTAGTTTCAATGTTAAAACTCTAAATGTTGATTTGACTATTTGTGATCTAGTCATATCTCTTGTTTCTTTACCAGCGGCTGTATCTTCCATTTCTTTTGTAGTTGATAACATACCTAAACTATCTAATACAAACATTAAAGGTTTTCTACTTGCCTCGGGTTGTTCAATATACTTGTCTAAAATTTTTATAGATTGATTTCTAAATTCTTGTACTGTGGCAACTGGAACAATAACCATTCTCTTACTATCTACACCACGACTTTCAATCATATCTTTTGATATCGCACTTTCTGATTCAAAGTAAATCACACCAGCATCTTTATCTGTATCTAAAAAATGTTTACAAATACCTAACGCAAAAAATGTTTTACCTGTTGCTGCTTCACCAGCGATTGCTGTAATCTTATTACCTGGCATACCCCCATAGATACTACCTGATAGTAGTGCGTTAAACGAATATGAACCTGTGTCAATAAAACTTGTTACATCAGCGCTGTCAACACCGTCT